AGTGGACGAGCCCGCCGCTACTTACACCGTCATCAAGGAGACTGACGACGCGACCGAGGAGGATGTTGTCGATCCTCAGCATTTAATTGAAGTGGAAAAGGATGGCCTTGAGCTTCGCGTTTCTGGAGTAGGTGGATGTTCTCTCGGTGCCTTTGACGCTGCCAATGAGCTAAGGGGCTTTGAGACCGCTTTAGTTTTGTTAGGTCTCATTAAACCCGAGGAGTGTTCCGATTATGGGAACATCTTCAAGCCACAGCAGGGAGCGGACTTCGTTCACTCGCCGGACGGCGCACCCACACGCAAGACCTTTGAGCTCGGCCTCGAGCTTATGGCGGAGTGTCCGCCTAACGACTGTATGGTCTACCGCAACATCTTCGAGATGTGCCTTGACTTGGACGAACAGATCGACCGCGTGACCGGGCTCGCCCGCCGCACGTTGGAGGCTGAACTCTACAAGCATCAACACGAGTTATTCAAAATGTGGATGAAGAACTTCGCCGTCGAGGAATATCGCAGGAAGCACAGGGCAAAGAAAACGGAGCCGCCTGTAGAAGAGGCGACCCCGTGCGGCAAGTGTCCCTTGCAGGACAAAGGCGAAGAACTGAAAGCATTCGGAAAGCTTTTCAAGGAAGTCGAGGACTACAACGGCGAGACACGCAAGCCGTCATTCAAAAACACCGGGTACGCCGCCGAAGCCTTTACCGGGCCGAAGCGTTAAAGAACTCCTCAACCGCAGAATACGCGTAGGCTTTTGCAATGATTGAAGCGGCGCGGTAAGTTTCTCGGCAAGCCTCGACAATGATCTGCTTCTGCTTTTCGGTGATCTCTCCCGTGAACTCTGGACGATTAAGAATTTCAGACATGAGCTTGTCTCCGAGCATATACCAATCGTTGTTGCGGCAATCATCGACGTCGTCAAGTTTTGTCTCTACGCAATTTAGAACCGATTTTTTTATAAGAACACCCCCTTCCGTTTTGGATTGCACTTCCATTATACGGCACAGGGGACAAGAAAGGAAGTGCAGCAGCATGACAGAAAAGACAAGCAATTTATCGGAGTTCTTCCGAGGGTTCCGAGAAAAGGAAGAGGCGGTCGCCTACATCCACAAGATCAAACGCGATGCCCTGGTAAATAAGCGAGCTTACGGACAAGCTCGCAATCCGTTCAAAGCCGTTCCGGGAATGGAGAAAGACTTCGAGGATGCAGCAAACGCCGTGCGTTACTGTGATCGTATTCTCAAGGAAATTGAGAAAGGGCCAAAGCGTGAACGCCGGAAACGAGTCGTCATCCGCTTCGCCAGAAGCACAACCGACCGCTTCCTCGCTCTTCTGCTCGGCATCGGGATAACAGGAACCGCAGCCCTCGGCATATGGGGCACTTGTTTAGCTCTCCGCTTGAACCCTCTTTTCCTACTCGGTGGCGTGGCGGTCATTGCGATCGTCGCGGAGCTTTGGAACGGTCGGCGCACCCGCAAGTAAATCTAAGAACCACAACGCAGAGAAAGGAGGAGCGCGATGAACGCGAACAGGAAACTCACCAAGTTCGGGAAACTGGTTGTCAAGGCCCTCACCGATAAGGACATGACGAAGACCCAACTCGCCGACGAGATCGGGACGTCGCCGCAGTATCTCAGCTATATCCTCTATGGCGTCCGCTCCGGTGAGAAGTATCTCCCGCTGATCGTCGCGACCCTCGAACTCGACCCGCGCAAGGTCGAAAAGGCAATCGCAGCATGAACAGCAGAAGGGAGGGACAGAAGTGCCGGAAATCTATATCACGCTCAAGGAGGCCGCAGAGCTTGAGGGAGTCGCTTATAAAACCTTCGCGCAACGGATAGCTCGCAACTCCGGAGCGTTCAAGACAAAGTTACAGGCCCGCGAGGGTGGTGGCAAGGAGCAAGTTATGGTTTCTGTCGCCTCTCTCTCCTCCAAGGCGAGGAAAGCACACAAGGCAAAGCAAAAGGTGGATGGGAGGGATGTCATCATAGAACACCGAATAGACGCGGCTCCCTGGTATGCCACGGCAGACCTAAACCACTTTATAGAAAGCCGCAATAAGCAATACTACGAAGCAATCGAGCTTGCAGGTAAGGTACAGAACTTCATTGACTATGAAGGCGAAGACCGAACAGCATACGCTGAACGGTATGCCCTGGCTTTGGGAGTGAGCCTCCCCACCCTTTACCGTTATGTTCAAGCAGTGCTTGAGGCTAACGCCTGGGCTCTCAAGTTTGAGAAGGAGGACGGGAAGAACCGGGACTATTTCCGGGCTCTGGCTCTTTGCAGGAAGCCCAAGGAGAAGGACACGTTCCCGAGTCTCACCGACGAGCAGAAGGCCGTCATTGAAAACATATGGTTTGACCGCAGCTTCGCGGCGAACCTGGGCACGATCGAGATGCTCTTTGAAAAGTTTGAGGAGATCGCAGAGGCTCGCTCATGGGAACGTTATCCTTCTATCAAGACCGTTGCCCGGTACATCAAACACCTTATGGACAGGCCGGGGGCAGAAAGTGCGCGATATCTCGCAGCTAACGGCACGAGGGAATGGAAAAACAAGATGATGGTCAAGGCCCGGCGCGAGACCGCCTCCCTTGAGGTGATGGAGTACGTCGTTGGTGACGAGCATACCTTCGACATTTGGGTTCAGTACACTGCACCGAACGGAAAGATTAAGGCAGTCAGACCAAAGCTTGTTGCCTGGATGGATGTCAAAACGCGCACGATAATCGGAGACGTGCTCTGTGTGGATGCCAACTCCCAGACATTGAAAGAGAGCTTAATCAAGATGATCTACAGCAATCCGGGGGGTGTTCCAAAGATTATTCATATTGACAATGGCAAGGACTACACCGGGAAGACTATGACTGGAACCGAACGAAAGAATCGTCGTATCAACTTTGACTTCGACGCCGAAACGATTGGATTCTATCAGTCAATTGGAGTTCAAGAGATTGGTCGTTCCCTTCCTTATCAGCCGTGGGATAAATCAATTGAACGATTCTTTTCAACAGTCTGCACCAAGTTCTCAAAGTGGTTTGAGAGCTATACGGGAACCCTCACCGGGTCGAAGACATATGCCAAGAGAAACAAGGACATCGATAAGATGCTTGAGCATGGCGAACTCCTTACGATGGAAGAGTTTTTTGAGCTCTGGCTCAAATGGAAGGATACCAAGTACCATACCAGAGAGCATCGGGGACTTAAGGAGAATCACGAAAAATGGGTTACTCCGATCGAACTTTTCGAGAATGGCTCACGTTATATGAAAGCTGCTCCTCCCCGTGAATATGCAGCGATGCTGCTCATGAAGGCAGACCAGGTAACTGTAAGAAATGTAGGAATCAAGAAGTTCGATGTCCTATATACTGACAGCGAGCTCGGCAATTATGTCAATCAAAAAGTTAGTATCAAATGGGATATCGACGACGTGACCAAGCTTTACGTTTATGACGCGAAGGGCTTCAAGATATGCGAGGCGGTTTCCGCCGAGGTTCTCTCTTACGGTCAACACTGTTCCCAGGCTGCACTTGAGAAACACATGCGGGAACAGAAGCGGCAATATCGAAATATGGTCGAGGCTCTGGAAGGATATACAACACCTTATGAAAGTCGTTTAGAGCAAGGTAGACAAACTGATGCCGTGGGAAAAATCGATTTTACAATCAAGGCAGAACGGAACTCAAAAATTGTCACACTCCCCAACGACAAAGAGTTTCGTGCAGAAATGGCTACAGCACAACGAAAGAAAAAGGCAGGAGCCGGAGACGAATACCTTGCAAAGAAAGCAGGAACAGCACTCGCTCGTTTACGGGCTATAAACCAATAAGGAGGAAATACATATGGAAGTTTCAGCAGCAACGGGTAGCACCGTTTATACCAACAGCAAGACCCTCGTGGATAAGCTCAACGACTATCTCGCTATCACAAAGACAAGCATTGCAGCCCTCGCGAAAGAGGTCAATTATTCTAGAACCGCCGTGTCCCGTTATCTGTCCGGCAAGTATGACAGCAACGCGAACGGCCTTGAGGCAAAGCTCGCCGAGTACCTGGCACAGAACACAGGCGAAAAGGTGGAAGTCTCCGTCTCCTCAACTCAAAAGGCCACAACGCGCCCGCAGTTTTTCGAGAGTCGCGACGCGACTGCCGTACTCGGCGTGTGTCAAAGCTGTCAAGAGTACATCGGGCTCGGCATTGTGGTCGGGCGTTCCGGCTATGGAAAAACTCACACTCTCAAGCAGTACGCCAAGCTCCCACGCGTTGCCTATATTGAGTGCGACGATACCATGAGCAGCCGTGACCTTGTGGAGGCGATTGAGCGTTCCATCGGTTTACCGAGTGGATATGGCACAATCTGGCGCAGGGTCAACAGTATCCGCGAGTTCTTCAATGTAAACAAGGGATACCTTCTCATTATCGACGAGGCCGACAAACTAGTCAGCAAGTACACCGCAAAGAAGATGGAGATACTCCGGGCGATCTTCGACCAGTCCGACGTTGGTCTGGTAATTGCCGGAGAGCCAAAGCTTGAGGCGACGATTAAGACATACCTCGCCCGCATGGCAAACCGCGTTGACTTTTATGCGACGCTCCGTGGCCTCTCTCAGAAAGAAGTCGAAGAATACCTCCAAGGTTACCACATGCAGCCCGAGGCAATGGCAGAAATTAAAGCTCGCGCTTGCAATATGCAAACCGGATGCTTCCGTCTCCTCGACCGTACCCTCTCGAATGTGTTCCGCATCCTCGAGGAGACAGGCAACGAGACGATTACCCTCAAACACATTGAGCAAGCGTCCTCTATGATGATGCTTTAAGGAAGGGGCACAGACAATGAAAATGAGAAAACAACGCCTCATGGGTCTGGGTATGGTCGCGATCTCCTTCGCAATTCTGGCTCTTGCCTCAACGGGCAAGACGCCGGAAGACCGAGACGCCACGGCGATACTCTTCACCCTACCCCTCGGGGTTTACATGATGGTCACAAAGGACTACGTCCTCTATGACGGCGAGGAGGAAACTGACTCCGAGCCTAACTATACAACCGAAATGAAAGGAGCCGCGACATGGCAAGAAAACGAATTACAGAAGCCCCGGCGATCAAGTCCTGGGAGGAAGTCGATGCAGCTCTCCGGGAGATCGCTGTGGCAGAGCTCACACTGGGAGACATCGAGGCGGAGATGAACCGTCAAATAATCGGCGCGAAGAAGGTCGCCGAGCAGGAAAGCAAGCCTCATGCTGACCGCATCGCAAAGCTTGAACGAGACATCAAGGAGTTTACAACCGACCACCGAGAGGAGCTCGGCAAGGCAAAGTCGAAGCCGCTCAACTATGGCGAGGTATCGTTCCGACTTTCTACATCTATCTCTATCCCTAAAGCGAAAGAGAAGGTCGCCGAGATCGTCCGCCGCCTCAAGGCTCGACAGATGACGGACTGCATCGTCGTCGAAGAGAAAATCAGCAAGGACAATCTCCGCAAGTATGGAGAGGACACAGTCAACGCGGTCGGCGCGACCTGGAAACAAAAGGACGAGTTCGGCTATGAGGTTTTCAAGGATAAGGTCGAGCGCACAAGCTCCGCCGTATAAACGGAGGTGGAAGGAATGGCAGCAGCAAGAAACACAGGAGGCAGGACTCCCGCCTCCATCCGCACCCTCTGGGCGATTGCCAAGTCGCCGGAGCTCGCCTTGTCGGAGGAAGACCTCCACGCGGTCGTGTTCCGCGAGACGGGCAAGGAGTCCATGAAGAAGCTCACCCAGGGCGAGATCAACACCCTCGCCCGCGTCCTGCAAAATATGAAGGACGGCGTCCAGAGAGACACACGCAGCAAGCGCACCGACGAAGGCGGAGACGCCCGCACAGAGAAGCAGCGTCACAAGATATACGCCCTCTGTGAAGAACTCGGATGGAACAATGACAACCGCAGAATTAACGGTTTCGTCAAACGCATTTGTAACGTCGACCGCATCGAATGGCTCAATCCTTCGCAATGCTTCAAGGTTATTGAGGCTCTCAAGAAGATGGTAGACCGCGAGAAGCAGAAGGAGGCCAAGAATGGCAGCACCTAAGAAAAAGAAGCTCACGCAGCGCGAGAAGGCTCTTAACGCCCGCGTCAAGAAGCAACTCCAAGAGGAAGGTGTTCTTCCCCCGGATAAGCCGAAGCTCAACCGCAAGAAGTTCGCGAAAGAGGTCATCACGGAATGGGAGAACACAGAAGGCCCACTCTATGCTTACGTCATGAGCGCGATCGGGTAGATGTTACCAAGCAAAGAGCCACTCCGGCCCGTGACGTCCGAGCAAGTCGGAGCCCTCAAGGTTCTCAAGCTTGCCCTCGAAATCAAGAAGTTTGAGGACACGCTTCCGGAAGGGATATATAAGTACAGTGCAAACGACCTATTTGAAAAGGCCATAAAACCCATTATTAAACTATAGGAGGTATAACCATCATGGCAGAAACCAAAACGAACAAGGCTCCCAAGCAGGAAGCCAACACAATCCCTGATCAGGGTGTCAACACCGCTTCGGTTCAGGAAGCGGAACTGAACGAGGTTGACGGAGAGCCTATCTTCCACGCCCCAGACGAGGAAGGAGGTGAGGACGATGAGTAACATTAAGGTTTGCCTCGATGCCGGACACGTCGGAAGCAACTACAACCAGAGTCCCGTTGTCAAGACTTACTTCGAGAGCGCGATGAACTGGAAGCTCCATCTTTACCTCAAAGCGGAACTTGAGAAACGCGGCTTCGAGGTCATTACCACCAGAGCCGAACAGAATACCGACCTCACCGTCTACAACCGAGGCACAGCGGCAAAGGGATGCAATGTCTTTATCTCGCTGCACTCCAACGCTTGCGGAACGGAGAGCGTCGACTACCCGGTCGTATACCGTGCATACGATAACCAGAACAACGCCGACGAGCTCGCCCTCTCCCTTGCGAAGATGATCGGGCAGCTTATGGGAACCACCCAGGCCGGACGCACAGCGACGCGCAAGAACGACGCGGGAGGCGAATACTACGGCGTACTTCGCGGAGCTCGCGCTGTTGGCGTTCCGTTCTACATGCTAATCGAGCACAGCTTCCACACCAACACCAAGGCGACGAAGTGGCTCTCCGTTGATGCCAACCTCAAGAAGATGGCTGTCGCCGAAGCCGACATCCTTGCCGCTTACTTCAAGCAGGAGGCAAAGCCGGAAAGCAAGACCGAGATCATGGGCGAGCCCGTGGCAACGGCGGCTCAGATGGCTCTCTATTGCCGAAGCAAGAACGCCTCTCCTCAGCTTACAAGCTGCACTCTGGAAGAACTCGCACAGCTCTTCATCGAAGAGGGACGAGCTGAGGGCGTTCGTGGAGATGTTGCCTTCGCTCAGAGTCTCAAGGAGACGGGCTTCTTCAAATACGGCGGCATCGTCCTCCCGAGTCAAAACAACTATGCAGGCATCGGGGCCCTTAATGGTAACGCCCAGGGACAGGCAGCAAGCTTCCCGACTCCCCGTATTGGCGTCCGCGCTCAAGTGCAGCACCTCAAGGCGTATGCAGCAGAAAGCGCACTTAAGAATGAATGTGTCGACCCGCGCTTCTCTCTCGTGGCTCGTGGCTCTGCTCCTTATGTGGAGTGGCTCGGCGCAGCCGATAACCCCAACGGCAAAGGGTGGGCCGTTCCCGGCAAGGGATACGGCGAAGGGGTTCTCTCCTTGTTGGATAAGATCATCGCGCAGGAGACGCCTCAGACGCCAACAGAACCGCCGAAGGAGCCGGACGAGCCGACCTTCCCAGAATGGCAGACGGACGGATTAAAGGCTCTTACGGAAGCCGGAGTCATCAACTCGCCAGAGTATTGGGAAAGCAAGCTCGGCGAGAGAATCACAGTCGGAGAGGTTCTCGGTATTCTCGGAAAGACATTTGCAAAGCTGACTGAGTAAAGAAAGGGGGCGCAAGACATAGACGTTCTATCTAAAAGCTTGACAATCGAAATGCTCCCGGAAAACTACAGAGAAATCGCCAAGGCGATCGGAGTCGAGAATTTTCTCAAACTTGCTGAGGTAGTTGGGGGCTCGACGCTCTACATTCCGAAGCCGGAAAGTCTCGTTCGCCCCGTCCGAGATGTCCAGATTAAAGAGGAGTTCAACGGGTACAATCACCTTGAACTCGCAAAGAGGTACGGCGTTACGGAGCGATGGGTTCGACAACTTTGCGGAGCCGGGCAGCTAGAGGGACAAATGGAGATATTTGACTTCATGGACGCCGAGCCGGAGACTGAAAATGGTGAATCATACAAGTGAATATTGCTTTTTTTCTCAGAAGTGCTACATATATTAACTTCTCAGAATAGGCTTTAAAATAAGAGTATGGACTTAAGTTCATACTCTTATTTTTTACCCAAAAGGAGGACGAATCATCATGGAAGCAATTCAATCAATGGCGAGCGACGTTCTGGTCAATGTCGCTTTGGGAGTCATCACACTGCTCGGTGCTTATGCGATGTATTACATTCGCGCTGGCGTCAACATGGCGAAGACTAAGACAGCACAAATTGAGGATGACGCAACCCGAAAACTGCTCAACAATGCCCTAAACGACGTGGAGAGCCTTGCCGCTGTCTCGGTCGGCGCAATGGAGCAGACCACCGCTAAGGCCTTGCGTGACGCTGTCAAGAACGGAACAGCAAGCCGTGAGGACCTGATTGCGCTGGGAAAACAGGTATTTGACGATGTAAAGATGGCTGTCACGCCGGAGGCTCAAGCAATCATCACAAAGAACCTCGGCAGCTTCGACAATTACCTTGTCAAGTGCATTGAGGACGCAGTCCGCAAGGTGAAACAGGAAGACCCCTATATTACCCTGAGTGGCGGGCTTTTGGCCTCTGACGGAAAATAAAGGGAGGCCACGCATGGATGTAGTAGAAATAACAACCATCATCGGGGCCTCGGCCTCTCTGCTCTGTACCCTCGTTGTAGGGGCACTGACCTTCTTTATCAAAAAAACGCTTTCCACGCTTGAGGAGGCAGACAGAAAAAACGCATCACAAATCGAAAAGGTAGAGGAAAAACTCAATGACCTAAAGGCGGATCTTCCTCTTATCTATGTTACGCGAGAAGATTATATCCGTATTATGAACCGCGTTGAAGACAAGCTTGACCAATTGCTCTATGGCGCAGGTAGCAAAGGAAAGGAGGAATAAAAGCTATGGCTTTTATGGACGAAATGCAGGAGCAGGAAGTCAGCAAGAATAAGGCGATAAGGGGCTACATCATCCGGGCCCTGGCGAAAGGCAATCAGAATGCGCTCCTCGTTCGGCAGATCACGAACGCCCTTGTCGGCGACGGCCTTATCATCTCCCCGGATATCTCAAAGCACCTTGAGTATTTGGAGGAGGCGGGCTATATTGCCTTCACCGGGCGCACGGCGAACGCCTACAACGCCTATCGCCGAGACGCTGTCATCAAGCTCACGAGGAAAGGCGTCGACCTTGTAGAAAGCACGATCGACGACCCCGGCGTCGATGTCTAAAGAAAGACGCCGGACGCGAGTCAGCTCCACGATCGACAAGCTCCCGGATGATATTAAGGGGCAGCTCGATGCACGGCTGACAGACACCTCTAACACATACGAAGAGCTCGCGGCATGGCTCAAAGCTGAGGGCTATGAGATAAGCAAGAGCGCGATCGGCCGCTATGCTATCCGCTCCAGCCAGGCAGCGCAGCGAGTAGCCGAGACCTTGCAGCGAACCCAGGCGATCGCCCAGGCGGTCGAGTCGCACCCCGATCTCGACTATACGAAAGCGGCTTCGATGGTTCTCATGGACGGACTCATGCAGCGCGTCAGCACAGCGGAAGGCGACTTTAATGAGATGCCGCTTGACAAAGCCGGGCGTCTGATCGCTTCCCTCGCTCGCAATGCAACCTATGAGAAGCGAGTTCGGCAGGATATGAAGAAAAAAGCTGAGATCGCTTTTGACCAGATGGAAGTCGAGCTCATGGCGGCGATCAGGCAGCACCCGGAACTCGCGGGAGACCTCAGAGACGTATTGGCTCGTGCAAGGGAGGAGGTGGTTACGGATGGGGAAGATTGATATTGAGGAATACCTTGAAAAGCTCAATGAGCCGGAAGACCGTGAAGCGGTCGCTAACAGTGAGTATCAGCGAGAACTCTTTGAGCAGTACGTCACCCAGGGCGGCAACTTCCCAGAACGTCGGGCGCAGCTTCTCCGGGCGTACAAGGCCGGGAAGGAACTGACCGGGCCGAAGGGGTTACGTCGGAAGCTCGGGGCGATTGACCTTGAATACTTCGGGCGAGCTTACCTTGCTCACTACTTTGTGAGAAAGTCCCCGGCATTTCATGGCGAGCTCGATCGCATTTGGAGAGAGGGCGTCATGAAGGGACTCGACCCTACAGCGTTCTCGAAGGAAATCAATAGAGCAGACGGATGCCGCCGAGCAATCGAAGCTCCCCGTGGTCATGCGAAGAGCACGACCTTCACCTTCAAGGACGACCTGCACGCCGCCGTATACGCCTACAAACATTACATTCTTATTTTATCGGACAGCTCCGAACAGGCCGAGGGCTTCCTCGCCGACATCAAAACGGAGCTCGAAGAGAACGCAGCACTCAAGGAAGACTTTGGCGAACTTGAGGGCAAGGTATGGAAGGCTTCGGTTATCCTACTGGCGAACGGAGTGAAGATCGAAGCGATCGGCTCCGGGAAGAAAATCCGTGGTAGACGCCATAAGCAATGGCGTCCCGATCTGATTGTCTGTGACGATCTGGAAAACGACGAGAACGTCAACACACCAGACCAGAGAAAGAAGCTTCGGAACTGGTTCTATAAAGCAGTGTCAAAGTGTGGCGATACCTACACCGACATTGTCTATATAGGAACGCTGCTCCACTTCGACGCGCTGCTTGCTAACGTCGCAAAGAACCCAAGCTACAAGACGGCGGTATACCGAGGCATTATCAGTTTCGCATCCAACACGGAGCTATGGAACGCATGGGAACGCATCTTTACGGACCTCTCCAACGAGGAGCGACAGGAGGACGGGAAAGCGTTCTTCGACGCCAACCGAGAGGCAATGCTTGAAGGAACCGCCGTTCTCTGGGAAGAGAAGCTCTCCTACTACGACCTCATGGTTATTCGCATCTCTGAGGGCGAGGCGAGCTTTAACAGTGAAATCCAGAACGACCCGATCGACCCGGAGAGTTGCACCTTCCAAGAGGAATGGTTTGACTTCTACGATGACGACGGAAAGACGACCCCGGATTTCTCTGACCCTCGCTTCCTATTCTTCGGCGCGAACGACCCGTCTCTCGGCAAGAATAAGAAGTCAGATACAAGCTCTATTTTCGCGCTTGCAAAGGACACTCAGACGGGCTTCCTCTACATTCTTATTGCAGACATAGAGAAGCGCAAGCCCGACAAAATCATCGACGACGCACTCGAAGCGAGTCGCCGACTTAAGCGAGAGTTTAAGAGGCCGTACTACCAGTTCGGTGTCGAGACGGTTCAGTTTCAATATTACTTTGCGGAGATCATGCGGCAGCGTTCGGCGGAGGCTGGCGAGTATCTTCCGATCATTGAGATCAACTCGACCCAGAACAAGGACGCCCGTATTCAGAGCTTACAGCCCTTTGTAAAAAACGGCTATATCAAGTTTTCGAAAAAACACAAGACACTCTACAAGCAGATGACTGAGTACCCAATGGGCAAGAATGACGACGGCCCGGACGGTTTGCAAATGGTGGTCAAGCTTGCGCTTGACTGCAAGATCGGCAGGAAGACCGAGTACCGCTCAGTTATCGCCCGCGCTTTGGACTTTAAGCGTGGAGCCTACTAAGGAGGTGGAGCAACATGGCAAAGAATAAAAACAAAAAGCAGCAGCGCAGCCCCCAGGCTCCGCCTCTGCGAAGACCAGAGACGAACGAACTCGCCGTCGCCCAGGTTACGGACAAGTATAGCGAGTACCCGTCGAACGGATTGACCCCGCAGAAGCTCGCGGAGATATTCCGAGAAGCTGACGCTGGGGACGTACTCCGTCAGATGGAGTTATTTGAAGAGATTGAGGAGAAAGACCCTCACCTCTTTTCACAGCTTCAAACCAGAAAGAACGCTGTCACGGGTCTCGACTTCGAAATCATTCCATTCGATAGTGACGACCCGAGAGACAAAGAGATCGCCGACTTCATAGAGTCCCAGATTGGCAGCCTTGAGAGTTTTGAGGATGTCATGACCGATCTGCTTGATGCAATCGGGAAAGGCTTTTCGGTTTCTGAAATCATGTGGGGATATGACGAGGGGCATGTGGTAGTCAATGACATCCGCTCCCGACATCAAAAGAGGTTTTTCTGGGACACAGTAGACGACTCCTTCAAGGTAAGAACAAAGGAGTCCCCGGACGGTATCCTGCTCCCGGATAGTAAGTTCGTTGTCCACAGATACAAAGCTCGCAGCGGTCACCCTTCTCGCTCCGGAGTCCTTCGCGTCGTCTCGTGGATGTATTTGTTTAAGAATTACGACATCAAGGACTGGATAGCTTTTTGCGAGGTCTACGGTATGCCGCTCCGCCTGGGCAAGTATCAACCGGGAGCAAGCGAAGCCGACAAGATTGCGCTCATGCAAGCACTCATTCAGATCGGCGCAGACGCGGCGGGCATCATCCCGGACGGCACGACCATCGACTTTATAACCACGGAGAAAGCTTCGAGTACCGACCTCTACGAGCGGCTCGCCCGATATTGCGACGAGCAGATCAGCAAGGCTATACTCGGGCAGACTCTTACATCGGACTCGGGCGGCGGCAGCTTCGCACAATCCAAAACCCACAACGAGGTGAGGCATGACCTCACCGTCGCAGACTGCAAGGCTCTCGCCGCAACGCTCAGACGAGACCTCATCCGCCCCCTTTGCATCTTCAACTTTGGGGAAGACAAGCGCATCCCCTACCTTCGCTTTGACTGTGAAGAGGCGGAAGACCTCGAACAGACGGCGAACATCCTCGGGACGCTAATCGAAAAGACGGGGCTCAAGGTTCCTACTTCGTACATTTACAAGAAGTTCTCTATCCCGAAGCCGGAAGACGACGAGGAAGTAGCGACGCCGTCCGCTCAAATTGGAGGATATGGCGGTATGCAGCTCAAGCAGATCGAGCTCAAGGACACAAACGCGCCGCCTATCGGGACACAGAAGCACATCGACAAGCTCGCGGATGCAGCCGTCAAACGGAGCGCGGGAAGCTTCAAGAGGGCGTTCAGCCCTGTTCTCAAAATGATTGAGAAAGCCGGAAGCCTCGAAGAGCTTCGCGACATGATGGAGGACGACAGGCAAGTCGCCTCTCTGCTTGACCAGATGGATGTCTCACAGGTTGAGGAGCTGCTTCAAAAGGTAATGCTCTACGCAGACCTTGAAGGGCGGGTGGTAAATAATGAATGAGATCGACGCTCTGCTCAACCGAAAGGACATGACCTTTGAGGAGGCCGTGGACTACTTCAAGGAACGCGTACCCGTCAAGGCGTCGGAGTTCTACAAGATCGCTGAGGGGTATCGAAACCTCGCCTTCACTGTATCCGGCTACAGCAAGACCCAGATACTCAAACGGTTTTACGACGAAATCCTTGCAGCTCTTGAAGAGGGAAACACTCTCACTGAGTTCCGGGCAAATATGAATGAGTTCTTAGAGTCACAGGGATACGAAGGGCTCGACCCACTACAGGCGGATAATATCTTTCGCACGAACATTCAGACAGCCTACAACGTAGGGCACTATGAGCAGATGTCAGACCCGGACGTCGTGAAGCTTCGTCCCTATTGGCAGTATGACGCGGTCAACGATATTCATACCCGACCGAGTCACCTAGCAATGGATGGCAGAGTATTCCCGGCAGACTCTCCGGTCTGGGACACCTGGTTTCCGCCTAACGGCTTCCGTTGTCGCTGCACCGTGAGAAGCTTATCGAAGCGACAAGTCGAACAGCGAGGGCTCAAGGTCGAGGATGTAACTCCGCGAGGAGGAGAACTCCCGGACGGTCGCTTCGTCAATATCCTCCCCGACCCTCAGTTCTCGACCAACCCGGCAAAGGTACGGTTCAACCCAGACCTCAAAGGCTACCCCGAACCATTCGTCAAAGCGTACCAAAAACGGCAAAAGGAAGAAATGCCGCCGTAAACTCCAGAGAAGCCCTATAAACGGCTTAACTATATCGGAGGGTAATTCTTTCCACTACATGAATAAGCAACCGTTATCACGCGTTATAACGGCGTTAGAGAGTGGTTCGGGAGCGAAGCAAAGGAGGACACACGCAAAATGAAGGATTATATCATCCTAAAGGGGAGCGATGTCGACATCGGAGAAGCTCCGAGCGTCATCTCCATTATGCCCCTCGGACATGTGACGAGCTCGAAGGGAGAGTTCTTCGTTGACGAAGAAAGTCTCCGAGAGATGAAGCGTCAGATCGCACAGCGCGGCGTCGACCTTGTAGTCGACTATGAGCACCAGACGCTCAAGGGCGTACAAGCTCCCGCCGCCGGATGGGTCAAAGAACTCTTTCTCAAGGACGGAAGCATCAAAGCCCGCGTCGAATGGACGCCGACCGCGGCTCAGTATATTGAGAACAAAGAGTACCGATACCTCTCCCCGGTCATCACTGTCCGAAAGAAGGACGGGAAGGCGACGGGCTTGCACTCGTTAGCCTTAACCAATACCCCGGCGATTGAGGGAATGTCCCCGATCGTCAATTCACAAACATTTGAAGGAGGACAAAACAACATGGAGATCATTAAGAAGATCGCGCAACTCCTCGGCCTTAGCGAAGAGGCAAGCGAGGACGAAGTCATGGAGGCCCTCAAGTCCTGTATGGACGAGAACAAGGCTCTCAAGGATGCCGCAAGTGCAGGGGCACAGCCGACCGACGCCGAGAAGGTGGTAGCAAACAAGGCAGTTTGTGAGCTTCTGGGCCTTAAGGCGGGAGCACCCGCCGCCGATGTCAGTGCAAAGATCATGGAGCTCAAGGGTGGAAACATTAACGGCGTCAACGTCCTTGAGGAGCTCAAGGCACTCAAACAGCAGAACCAGGAGCGAGATGCTTCTGACGCCGTTACTCTTGCACTTAAGGCCGGGAAGATCACTCCGGCACAATCTGAGTGGGCTAAGAGCTACGCTCTGAGCGACCCGAAGGGCTTCGGCTCTTTCGTCGACAAAGCTCCCCAGGTCGTACCTATGAGCGAGATTGCAGGCGGCGAAGTGAAGGAGCTCAAGGGCGACAAGGTCGACGAGGCGACAATGCTCGTCTGCAAGCAGCTCGGCATCAGCAAAGAAGATGTCGAGAAGTACGGAAAGGAGTAAATAAACTATGGCAGCTTTAACTAATGCAAGAGACACTTCCGAGATCGCAAACGGAGCAAAGGCTCTCGTCCTTCCCGTGAAGGGCTCCACGACCATCTACCAGGGCGCATTCGTGGCGATCGATGCAAACGGCTACGCAGTACCGGCCAAGAAGGCGGCGAGCCTTACGGCGGCGGGACGTGCGGAGGAGACTGTCAAAAACGAAGGCTCGGACGGAGATGTCGTAATCAACGTCTCTCGCGGTGTCTTCGTGTTCTCGAATACCGCAACCACCGCGAACAAGCTCACAAAGGCCCACGTCCTCAAGCCTTGCTATATGGAGGACGACCAGACCGTCACCGCTCTCGCTACTGGTTCCTCTGTTGCCGGGCTTGTTGTTCGAGTGGATGATAACGGCGTCGCAGTAGAAATTAATGCAGCACTCAACTATCCTGTAGCGACATCAGGCTAAACGAAACAAGGAGGATAAACAATCATGATTATTAGTTCCCAAAACTTGAGAGGCATTTATATTGGCTTCAACACCCTTTTCAACAAGGCATTTGAAGAGCAGAAACCTCTCTTTGAAAGAGTCGCAACCGTCACCCCCTCCACCACGGACGTCGAAACCTACGCATGGCTCGGCGACATTCCCGGGATGAGAGAATGGATTGGCGAACGCGAAATCCAAAACCTCGCCGGAAGCGATTATGTTATCAAAAACAAGGACTTTGAGCTGACGGTAGGTGTCGGACGCAACGCGATTGAGGACGATAAGATCGGTCTCTACAATCCATCGATCCAGATGCTCGGTCAGTCTGCAGCTATGCACCCCGACGAGTTGATTTTTACACTGCTTAAGGATGGATTTACCGAGAAATGCTTTGACGGAGAAGCGTTTTTTTCTACAAGCCACAAGATCGGAGAAAATACTGTCTCCAACAAGGGCACGGCAAAGCTCACCCTTGACACTTATGTAGCGGCACGTTCCGCGATCATGTCTCTTAAAAATAGCAAAGGTCGCGCTCTGGGGCTGGTTCCGAACCTACTCGTCGTACCTCCTGCTCTGGAAGGAATGGCTCGCAGTATTACACAGTCTGACTTCATTAACGGCAGCACAAACACCATGAAGGGAACCGCCGAAGCTTTAATTGTTCCTCAGCTTGCGGGCAAGGATACTGCGTGGTATCTGCTTTGCACCACTCGCCCCATTAAGCCGCTGATTTATCAGCAGCGCAAGAAGGCAAAGTTTGTAAGCAAAACCGCCGAGAATGATGACAATGTCTTCTTCCATAAAACTTACCTTTACGGCGCAGACTCGCGCGGCAACGCGGGCTTCGGTTTTTGGCAGATGGCCTATGGCTCTGACGGCAGCACAAACGCCTAAGTCAGAACCAACTCTTAGAAGGGAGGGGACAACGTGAGTTACTGCACAAAAGCGGAAGTCCGCGAAATGCTCAAGGACGACGCGCTGAATGCCATTATCGGCGACTCTTATATTGAGGATGAAGCCGAGCGAGAAGCAAAGGCCGGGGGCATTATTGAAGCGGCGATTGCTGACGCCGAGGGCGAGATTGACGGATATCTTGCAAAAAGGTACGCCGTCCCGATCGCCCCGACGCCGAAGGTAATCAATAAGTTTGCGAAGGACATTGCCGTCTACAACCTATACTCCCGCATCGGCATTGACGAAAGTGGAGAGGAAAAGAACTACTTAAACCGCTATAATGCAGCGGTCAAGTTTCTCACGCTTGTCGCGGAGGGAAAGGTCTCCATCGGGGCCCAGGCCGACGACCCGCAGACGGCAGCGTCAACTGGGTTTTCAGTAAGCTCATCCCCCCGGCTCTTTAGCCGGAGGACAATGAGGGGGATGTAATATGTATAGCATCCGACTCGATGGAGATACCCGAGCGATGCTCCGTAAGATACGGAGCTTCGCAGAGCTTGACAAGAAGAAGATTAACGCCGCGATCGGCGAAGGCGTCCGCGAGTCCATCCTGGAACGCTTCAAAAAAGGTAAGGACCCGGATGGTAAATCATGGAAGACCTCCATCCGCGCGGCAACTGAGGGTGGAAGAACGCTCGTTCAGACTGCACAGCTTCGGAACTCCATAAGAACAAAGTCGGATGCTTCGGGCTTCGCGGTAGGTACCAATGCCAAACATGCGGCAACGCACCAGTTCGGTGAACAAGGGAGAACCATAAGAGCCCGAAGGGCAAAGACCTTGCGCTTCCAGATTGGGGGGCAATGGGTCAGTAAAAAGAAAGTCAAAATCAACATCCCTGCCCGTCCATATCTTGGCCTCTCTGACGACGATATGCAGGAGATCAAAGGTACAATCGAGGACTTTATTGCAAGGGAGGATTAAATAATGCTATATGCACAGAGCAAGCAGTACCTTCTTGACAAGCTCAAGGAGGCCGGGCTCAAGTCGAAGCCTCACACCACGCAGAAGTCGCTCGAACGTAGTCAGGATAGTCACATAGGAGCGGTACTCTTCGAGTCCGAAACCTTTAACCGAAACGGCTCAAAAACACGATATAGAGACCAAACAGGGGCGCAGAAAAAGAGGCGAAAGGTATTTGACCGAGGACTTTCGTTCACTGTGATTATTGGAGACTACACCGAAGATGCAGCGGAGGCGATGTTCGAGAGGTTCCTCTCCTGCCTCGGCTCCGGCATCATGGTCGACGGCAACTTCGTACCGATTGAGGTCGAGGGCGCGGATTGGGTAGACAGCGACGACTCAATCCTAAAAGCTAAAGTCGCCGTACAAATCAAGGTTCGGTTTGATGGAGGCATTTATAAAGACACGGACTTCGCAAAGCTCACTCAGATCGAGGTCGAGTCTGTAACAAATAATAACGGAAAGGAGTCTACAGATGGTAACTAAGAACCAGAACACGGACACCGCGAAAGCGGCAGAACCGGAAGTAGCCAAACAGGCCCCGAAGCTCCTCGAGATCGACGAGCTTCGCAAAAATCACAAAATCGGGACAGCAATTTTTGCGGGCGTATGTGCTGCGCAGGATTGGAGACCCGGTAAGCAAATCAGCGAGGAAGAGTTCGTCCGTGCGGTCGAGTCTTTTACAGACGCACCTATGGACGGCATTAAAGAAAGCGAGGCGAATAAGTAAATGCTCAGAGATGTTACTCACAAGGTCACGGATGGCCTTCTCGGGTTTGCTGTTGCAAAAGGCGATGGCTTACATGTCAAGATCGGCGTTTCCCCTGTAGTATCCGACATGCCGATTATCGTGACGGGAGATATGGATGCGGCGAAGATTAAGGCTCGCCTCGGATTTTCTCCATTGGCGGACGCCGTTATGGACTCTGTCCAGTTCGGCGCGAACCGAGTTTATTGCCTCCCTGTTTCTGCAACCACGGCGGGAACTTTGGGAGAGATCACTAAAAAGGGAGACGGCGGCGGGACGCTTACCGTAAGCGGTAGCCCGACGAACGCTTTCCCAGTTATTGTCAAAATCACCGCCCAGGGAGGACTCAATGCCGCTGCCTTTGTCGTATCAATCGACGGTGGCAATAGTTACAGTAATGAGGCAACCATACCCGTAATGGGCTCCTATGAGCTTACAGGTACAGGACTGACGCTCAAGTTCAGCGAGGCGACGCAAGAAGACCAGAAGCCGAGCTCCTTCCTTGTGAACGACTCATATACGTTTAAGACCACCGCGCCAACGATGACAAACGGAGACGTCATTGCGGCAGTCGATAAGCTCAAAAACTTTAATCAAGAGTATGAGTTTATTCACATCGTTGGTGAGAGTTCCCTTGCTTTATGGCAAGCGGTCAGCTCCGCCCAGGTTGAGCTCCGCGATATCTACCATAAGCCTATGTTCTTCATGATGGAGGCAGCATTCCCGACCGAAGGAGAAGGCGGAGACCTCACCGATTGGGTTCTGGGACTTGAGGCCGACAGAAAGAAGATCCAGAACTATGACATCCAGGTGGTCGCGGGATGGGGGCTTTTGGTGAAGCTTGACGGCACAACGCAGCGCGTCAATTTGGCGGGGCTTGCATCCGGCCTATACGCAAAAGCGAAGGTACAAGAGTCCATCGGGAAAACCAGAGCGGAATCAGGCTTCGGTATTCCTAAGACGCAGCTTCTTGAACTGGTTCCAGCAGGAATGGATAATGCAGTCATTGAGCGTCTCGATTTAGCGGGATATCTTACCTTCCGCGAGTACGACGGTCTGGGAGACATCTTTACTTATCACACAAAGATGATGTGCCCAGACGGAAGTGACTATCGCTATGCTGAGGACGTACGTGTCAAGAACAAGGTTATTCGAGAGACTCGCAAAGAAGGGCTCTTGCTTCTAAATGATGATATTGACCTTGAGGACGTACAAGGGGAACTCGAAACCCGAGCGAAATTCATGTATAGGCCTTTGCAGGATATGATTGACGCAAAGGAGATCAGCTCCGCGGAGATCACAGTCCCAGAAGGGCAGGAGGCGACCATTCTTGAAGATAAAAAAATGCGGGTTAGAATCCGTTATGTATCTCGTGGCTACATTCGCGAGGTCGAGGTAGACCTCGGCAGGGCGCAGCCGAACGAATAAGAAAGGAGCTTAGAGAATTATGTCTTTGAAAGTAAACGGAAAAGCCTACGACTGGGGTGACGTTGATGTCAAAATTCCTGGCCTCGTTCTAAATGTCCAGGAAATCAGCTATGACGACGAGCTTGAGATGGAGGAAGTCTATGGCCGTGGTAATAAGCCGAGAGGATACGGAACGGGAAATTATAAGGCGTCCGGCAAAATCTCAATACTGAGGGATGACTATGACGACTTCCTTGAATGGTGTAAGGCGAAAAAGGTTCCATTCTATGGGGTGGATATTCCTTCGATCGTTGTGAGTTATGCCAGCGAAGGAGAACGTACCCGTATTGATGAGCTCAAGAAAGTTAAGATTAGCAAGAGAAGTAACAAAGCAGCACAGGGCGATAAAAAGCTTACGGTCGATCTAGACCTTATGATCTTTGGTGGCGTTATTCAAGACGGCGTTAAAGCCGTTTAAGCGTTATCTCAAAATAATTGATAGGAGGATTTTATCATGGAAGATATCAAGAAGAACGAGGCGACTCAAATCGTTAGCATGGGCGACGAACTCAAAGCGAAATACGGAAAGGTCTATCGCGTTGGAGCTACGATTGACGTTGACGATGAGACCGAGAAGACGGTCGAATATTTTTTCAAGAAACCCTCGACAGGGAGCTATGACCGCTACATCAAGACTACTGCGCAAGGTGCAACAAAAGCTCTCAAGACATTCTTGTTTGACAATGTCACGGAGGAAAGCAAGGCAGTGTTAGAAGATGATCTTGAGGAATATCCGGCTCTGTCTCTCTCCATCGGTGAGAAGCTGCTCGGTATGCTCGGCCTTTCCAAGCAAACAAATTTGAAGATGCTCTAAGTGAACAGCTCTCGGAGATACGGGGGAATATAGTTGAAGCCGGGCTTCTTGAAATATACCGCTTCCTCCCTCCGGTTTGCTTAGAGGGGTTTGACATCGAGGCGATTGATCTCGAAGAGTTTATAAAGTATGTCGCTCGGGCAAGGTATGTGCAAGAAATTGAGCAGGGAATAGTGGCTCGGGCAATTTCAGATGTGTTTTCAGAATAAAAAAGAACCGACCTCAAAAGATCGGCTCCTGCCTGGTTATCCATGCTTTATAGAATTTTGTCGCGTTCTTTGCAGTTCTGAAGACACTCTCCTTCTTCTTGTCGAGATGTTTTCCCATTGTGTTTTGACGCCCCACCCACAAACAATAAGGGATGCCGTACAAAGCGAGAGGCACACACACAATAACGGAAACGATCGCCCCGACGCACAGAGCAAACACAAGCACCTTCAACATAACAAGTATCAAGGTCATACTACCGCCTCCTTTGCTTCCAGTATATCAGATTAGGAGGTGAAAGAAAAGCGTGAGTTTAGAGTCTGTATTCAAATTGTCGCTCATTATGAACATGATCGACAACCTAACGGGCCCGATGGCGGGCGTTCAATCAAGCGTTGGAAATTCGGTCTCGAAGCTTGAGGGTATGAACCAAACCCTCGGAAATATTACAAAAACAGGCGCAGTCATGGCGGGCGTCGGAGCGCAGATTACAGACGCCGCACTCGCCCCGGTTCAAGCAACATTTGCCACGAGAAAGGCAATCGGAGAGCTGTCCTCTCTGGGCGTCAAAGATCTACGGGCCGTCGAAGACGCCGCGAAGAGCTTCTCCGATCAATGGAGCGGCACGACAAAGTCGGACTTCATTACGGCTGCTTATGACATCAAGTCCGGTATTGCTTCTCTATCAGACGAGGGTGTCGCCGATATGACGAGTCTCGCAGCTCTTACGGGCAAGGCAACAAAGTCAACGGCGGCAGAGATGACCTCCCTCTTCGCCACGGGGTACGGCATTTATAAGGACTACTACAATGACCTATCCGATATGGAGTTCGGGGAAATGTTCTCGGCGGGTATCGCGAAATCGGTTCAGCAGTTCAAGACGACGGGCTCCGGCATGGCGCAATCCATCCAAACCCTCGGCGGTTCGGCGACGACGGCGAACGTTCCGCTTGAAGAACAGCTCTCCATCCTTGGCATGTTGCAGGCCACAATGGGCGGAGCTGAGGCAGGAACTAAGTACAAAGCTTTCCTTCGTTCGGCGGTTAAGGGCGGTGAGGAGCTCGGTCTAAAGTTCACAGACACCAACAACCAACTGCTCAGTATGCCGGAGATCCTCGACAAATTGAGAGGAAAGTTCGGCGAGACGATGGACGCCGCCGAGAAGGTAGAACTTCAAAAGGCGTTCGGAGATACCGAAGCCGTCGCGCTGATCGACCTCATGTATAACAAGGTCGGAGACCTACAGGACAACATCGTCGGAATGTACGACTCCCTCGGCTCCGGCGCAGGAGTAGCCCGAGAGATGGCATCCGCGATGCAGGAGACCGAGCCGGAACGGTTCGAGAGACTGACACAACGCATCCAAAACGTCAAGGAGTCTATCGGCAACAGTTTGCTACCAACGGTCAACGATCTTATGGGGAAGGGTGAACAACTGCTCTCAAAGGTCGCTACATGGATAGAAGACAACCAGGAACTCGTCCGAGTTATTATGCTCGTTGTCCTTGCTATCGGAGGCTTCCTCACGGTTGCGGGCACTACGATCGCCGTTGTTGGCGGCGTCGGCCTCGTCTTAAGTGAGACGATAGGGTTTGTCGGAGGCTTTTACAGGGCACTTAAGAAGATACCAGATCTATTAGATACCGTTCATATTATGGGCCTGTACGCTGGGGATGGTATTAAGAAGGGGTTCTCCGTCATAAAGACGGCGGGTTCTACAGCAATTACAGGCATTAAAAACGTAGCAATCAATATTGCAAGTATGGCAAAAACTGCCGCAATCTCTGGCGTTACGGCACTTAAGAACATGACTCTCGGACTTGTTGGAATGGCAAAACAAGCAATAACGACAGCGGTAACCGCTCTTCCAGGTCTTATAGCCGGAGTATGGAGTTTTACGGCTGCACTCCTGGCAAACCCAATTACATGGATAATTATAGCGATTATTGCTCTTGTTGCTGCTATTCTACTACTCTGGCAAAATTGGGACTTCGTTACCGCATGGCTTCGCAGTGCATGGGACACATGTTGCAACGCTGTCTCAGCGGGTATTCAGCGACTACAAAGTGGCTTTCAGGCGTTCCTCGGATTCTTTCAAAGTATAGGTCAAGGAATCGCTCAAGGGATGGGCTTCATTAGGCAGGGATTTAATAACGTGATAACGTGGATACAAGGAAAATTTTCCTGGTTTGGCGAAGCCGGAAAACGGCTTATCACAACCTTTGTAGGCGGCATCAAATCAATGGCTATGGCTCCTGTCAATGCCGTGAAGAACATCTTTGACAAAATCAAGAACCTGTTCCCGCACTCAGACGCAAAAGAAGGGCCACTCTCCACTCTTACTTTATCGGGCCAAAGGACGATGACAACCTTTGCGGACGGCGTCACATTGGCGCAGGATGCACCAGCGAAAGCCATTGAAAAGGGTTTTCAAAAGGTCGACGGAACACTCATTAGAGAACCCGCGAAAAAGGTTAAAATCGGTGGAGAGCCTAAGCAGAACTCAGATGACGACGAAGGCTCGCGCTCTGGCAGCGAGAAGAATGTTATTATTCAAAAACTTCTCATGCAAGTTGATGTCAAGAAAATCAAAGACTTGCAGCTCCTCTTCTCTCTTCTCAAGGAAGTGGAGGATTACACAAACGCAAATGGCGGCGAGGTCGGCACGGACGCGCAACCAGAACCAGCATAAGAAAGGAGGGCGGTCATGATTTACGTTGAAGACCAACTTGTCAAAGTAAATGGGGTTGTCCTCCCTGGCCTCCTCAAAAGTATCGAGGTCAAGGAGACCGCGAAGATTGACGAGCAGGAAGTGGAAGGCAGTGCAACCAGGCCCAAACAAGCTACCGGTTACGAGGATGCAAAGGTCAATATCGAGCTCATTCTCGACAATGTAGGCTCAAGCAGCAAGTACCAAAGACTCGAGTTGCTCCGTGCAATTTTTCGAAAGCCTGGGCAATCTGTACCACAGCCAATTCCCATTGTAAGCGAAGACACAGCAGCCCACGGTATCGACAAGGTACTTTTCAAGAACTTAAGTCATAAGGCAGAAAGCAAGAAAGACCAACTCTCCGTTACGATTGAGTTCTGGGAGTATATCCCACATACCATTGCGGCAAAGAAAAGCGGTTCAGGCAGTTCCTCGAATAAAGCAGCTACGCAGACAGCGAGTAACTTAAACTCTGACTACAAGAATTATTTGAGCCAAAATAGAGGGAAGTCTCCCGCCATAGATAATGCAAGCTCAACGGCTGCAATGAACCGTATCTCTCAGATGCCGTACTAAGGAGGTCATACCGTGGAGATAACCGAACTTTACTATCCGCAAATAGAGGCTCGAGTGGGCTCCTATAGTTTCGACCAGGGCGTCGAGATCGAGGTGTTTTCCTCACAGGACTCATACTTTGATTGGGCAAAGGTACGCTTCACGGAGCAGTATCAACCGAAGATAAGCCTTAACAAAAAAGACCAAGCAGTTATCAATCTCGGGTATAACAACAGTTTCGAGGAAGTGTTCTCCGGGTATGTTGCTCAAGGTTACGACGGAGGCGGCTTTGCAAATGAGGTCAACCTCAAAGACGATATGCTGCTCCTTGAAGAAACTACGATCAACAACACCTTCCTCAACACGACGCCCCAGGAGATGATCTCCTACTTCCTGTCACAAGCAGGAGTCACGAAGATGAAGCTCTCGGCACAGGGATACCCAGAACGAAAGCAAGTCCCTATCCGAAAAATGAACGTCATCCAGGCAATCAATGCGGTACATGCTGCATGGGGCATTAGGAAGAAGTTCTTCTTCTTTGGAGGCATGTTTTATTGGGGAGAACGCCCGGAACAAAAGAAGGTTTACGCCTTCGAGTATGGAGTCAACATCCTCGGCCTTACGAGGGCCGGGGGCGTCTGGGAACTGGAAACAGTCTCCGCTCCATTCGTGAAGCACTCACACAACATCAATGTAATACATCCGCAAGTGAGCGGAGAGTTCGAGGTCAAAAAGGTCGTATCTACAACCAATGACTCGGGCTTCATCCGCACAAAAATCTATTTTTGAAACCAGAAAGGAGGGGGAGGACAATGCTTGAACAAATGGTTAAGAGCGTCATCACGAAAACCCTCACCGCTGACTATCCGCATTTGACGCTCCCCGCCGTTTCCTATGCGATCGTTTCGTCAACAAAGAGACTCGCCGAGACCTACGAACTCGAGGAGATCGCCATTCACAACGACGAGTCCGGGGGAAGTTACAGAGGGCATATCGTGGCTTCATGGTATGAGTATGGTCTTACGATTATAGACCGCTTCGGGAACGTCGATGAAGACTTCCCTCCTATCCCCGGAATTAAGTCTAAGAAACAGTTCCAAAGCGGAGCGGTGGTCGCAGTAGCATTTGCCTACGGAGACATATCTCCGGCAATCATTGGGGAGGTGGTATTGTGACAGGTCTATCAGACACCGACATTCGCTTGTCATCGGACTGGCAGCTCACACAGGCGGCAGATGGAGACGCGCCGCTCTGCTCCGGGCTCGAATGTCTCTATCAGAATATTATCCTTGAGGCTCTCACTCAGAAGGGTGATCTATTCTATGATGCTGACTTCGGGTGGAGCTTGTACGACTTCATCCAATGTGAGGACGATGAGATTACGAGGCTTGAAATCATACAGAGAGCAAAGCTCGGCCTACAGAAAAGGGAGGTCATTCTCCCGGAAAGCATTCAAGTAACCGTTGACCATGCAGACGACGCCTTCCGGCTATACTGCTCGTTCCAATTTTCTGAGGAGTCTAATAGCCGGGAACTGAACGTCATCATCGACGCGGTAAGTGTGGAGGTAGTAACAAGTGATTGATAAAGAAATACTTGACGAGGTGCTTCCAGTACCAGAATTTGAGAAGCTGAAGGAAGCAACAATTGCAGAGCTGAGGGAGGAAGGTTTCGTTGTCTCCAACTTTCATTCGGGAGGCGTGTTTTATACGATCATGATGATTGTACTCCGCATCAAAATCGAGTTTACCGAACTTCTTCGCACAGTTTTAAACAACATGTTCATAAGTCATGCGCATGGCGCGTGGCTGGACATCAAGGCGGCAGACTACGCAAAGAAGCGTAAAAAAGCCCAAAAAACACAAGGGCTCATCACATTATCCAGAATGGATGAACAGGGGGAGGCAGTAAAAATACCAAAGGGGCATGTCTTCAAAACGGAGAAGGACATCAACGGTGAGGAACTCCGCTTCTTTGCTCTTGAACCTTCGATTCTGCAAAAAGGTACCCTAACGGTTGATGTTTTAGTAGAGGCTGAGACGGAAGGCTCCCGATACAATGTTCCTCAAGGTCAGATTACAAGAAGTCTTACATACCTCAGTGGCATATCGACTATTACTAACAGCAAAAATTGGATTGTGAGAGAAGGCAGTGACACCGAGGAGGATGACAGCTTCCGCACAAGAGGACTCCGTTCATGGTCGGAAAGAGCGACACGAACGATTGAGGACACGTTCATTAATGCGGCAGAGTCCGTTGCCGGAGTTTTATTCGCTCAAGCAGATTGTAATCATCCACGAGGACAAGGAACAATTGATGTCATTGTGACTGGTACAGCCGGAGAAGCAACAGAGGGGTTGCTGTCTGAGGTTCGTGAGGCTGTTGAGCTAATTACCGGGCCATATGACAATGTGCTCGTTAAAAGCTCCGTGACCGTTTCACAAGATGTGGCGATTTCCGTTACAGTTAACGATGCCGCTACAGACGAAGAGATCAAAAATAAAGTTGCTTCATTGCTCACTGAACTCCTCGCAGTTCGAAAGGGTCGAAAGCTTTATGAGCTAAGGCTTTCCGACATTAACCATGCAATCCGTAGTGGGTACGCCTCGGCTACTAATGTCGAGATTACAAGCCCCATGCAGGATGTCAAACTCGCAAAGGATAAGGTTGTTACTCTGGGAACCGTGTCAGTAACGGTACGAAGGGAGTGAGACGATGAAGCAGTTTAACACATTCGGGGAGTATATGTTTGCTCTTCTGTTCGGCCCTTTAAAAAAGGGAAAGAGGTCGGTCAATCAGTTCTTTATCTTCTTCACAGTTATAGGCCACATTTTTGACGGCATGAAAGAGGACATTTTCCGGGTACGAAACGAGGCAAACGTCGCTACGTCAAGTCCTGTTATGCTTCCAATACATGGGCAAGATCGTAACATGCCACGATTGCGTGATGAGGAGGATGAAGCTTATAGAAATAGACTTTCGATGAAAGGAATCGTTGCAGAGAAAGCAGGAACGGTCACTGGACTTTTAATATGTTTAAAGTCGTTAGAACTGGAAGGAGAAATAATCCCATTCTATACAATAGATGCAGAAAGGTGGGCAGAATTTTTAGTCCGCATTCGTTGTGCTCTTGATAGCCCTAGAATGGTGAACATGGGAGTTGTACGAAGTCAAATCCAGGCTGTGAAACAGGCAAGTTCAAAAGATAACTACGAGTTGAACTTTTATAAGAAATACAATATAAAAATCCGCTATGAAAATACACTGTTTCTTTTAGCAACAATTTATCCACGGAATAACATAGCCTATCATTTCCTGGAAGGCGTTCATTTTTTAGATGGGAATAAGATACTGAATGGGTACGCCGTAGATAAACTACTGGACTTCTATCCATTAGATATGAAAATTGCTGGGGATGTGTTGCAGGAAATAACTATGTGGCCGCGGCTTAAATTATACTCGAAGGCTGATACCCACCAAAAAGCCTTTTTACCATGCTTGAAATTTATTACAGATGTTCAAAACGGCATTGACTCTACATCTCGAATCGTTTTTCCATGTGAATGTCAAGTGTTCACTAGTGTAGAAGTGACCCTGACAGTTGAAGACAATTTACGACATCTTGATGGAAAAGGATATTTAAATGGGCAGAATATTTTAAATGCAGATATCTATTATTATCAGCTATAACAATGAAGAAAGGATGAATACAAATTATGGCACAGGCAGTAATAACGGAGACAGGAAGAAAAAAGTTATGCAAAGCACATGCAGGGGATATTACACTTCCTAAAATATCTAAAATGGCTTTAGGTGACGGAGGTTTGGAATCAGATAATACACCAAAAGCAACAACAGGAAATGAAGTAGCACTTTACAATGAATTATTAAATCGAGACGTTGATAGCTATTCCTATACGAATGATGCTGAAACAACTTGTCGTTATACAATGCGGTTAGACAAAGCCGAATTGTCAGGAAAAATCTTTTCTGAAATAGGGCTGTTTGATGCCGAAAATGATTTGGTAGCTTATAAAACGTTTTTTGGAAAGGGCAAAGATGATGATATGGAGTTTGTATTTGATATGGATGAAATTTTTTAAGGAGGCTAAATTATGGGCTACTGCGAAATAAAAAATCCACCCCAATTTACTACACAAGTAGATAAGTGGGATAAAACGACAAGAGATAATGGCGAAGAAATGGCTGTGCCAATTGAAGAGTTGTTAAATAATACAATATATAATAAAACTGAGATTGAAATGTTAAAAGGAACTGAACTTAGAAATATAACAATATCAGCATCCGATTGGAACAACTTGGCTTATACAATTACGGATGCCTCAATCACAGCAGACAGTGATATCCAATTATTTTATGAATTTGATTCAATACCAGCAGCACAAAAAGCCAATATCCGGGGACGGTGCAATGCAGGGGAACTGATGTTGGTTGCGGGAAAACTTCCAACCTCAAGTATTACAATAGAAAAAATCCATATTGTAAATCGGAAGTAAAGGAGGATTGATTATGCCAGTAACAACAAATGCAGGAGGCGGAGACGTTGATCTGGATGTTATCACAGCAGCCGATGGGGACATCCTGGCTGGGAAAGTAATTGTGGATCAAGAAGGCGAGCCATTAATAGGCACCCTGGCCTTGACTGGCACGGCCGCAGATAGCCAGGTCTTAAACGACCAAACTTACTATAACACAGATGCAAAGACAAAGCGGACTGGCAAGATGCCCAATAATGGGGCGATTAATGCATCACTTAATTGCGGCCAATCAAAGGTGATCCCAGCGGGTTATACAACAGGTGGGACGGTGACGGCCAATAGTCTGGCTAGTCAAACCCCAGGCGATGCCACAGTCAACTATATTTACTCCGGTAAGAAAGCCTGGGTGAATGGGAGTCAATTGACAGGCAGCATGACTGTCAACAGTATTCTGTCTTTTAGTGCTGCCGCATATGGAGGAAAACAAATACTACTTAAATGGCAGAATCCGTATGCGGCGACCGGAAAGCCCTTTTCAGGAGTTGAAATTAGGTATGCCACTGGTGGATATCCTGGCACTGGTGGAAGCGTCATCTACACCGGAGCTGGGAACAATACTACTCCCGGAGGATGGAGCCAAGTTATCGTAACGCTGCCAGCATTTGGCACAACCTACTATTTCAGTCTAAGATCATACGCAACTTGTAGTGCTGGGACGTTGTATAGTGGTGTAACAAATGCTTATGCGGCAACGCAGCAAGAACTGTGGTTAACATTCACTCAGAATGGTACTTATACGATTCCCACCGGATATTCTAAAATAGACGCTTTTGCAGTTGGCGGCGGTGGAGGGGCCAGCTCGGCAAATGCTGATTATGAAGGAAACGGGGGAGGGGGTGGATATACCAGTGTTGTATATGGAATAGGAGTATCACCGGGAGAGTCCCTGTCAATTGGAATAGGAGCTGGAAATATATATTCTTCATCTGTAATAACTGGTACTAGTCGAGGCGGAGCATCGTTTGTTTCCAGAGCATCTGGGAAAGTTTTAGAGGCATTGGGAGGATATCATGGTGACTCAGATAGTTCCGCCAAGGCAGCCGATGGAGGTTCTGGTGGAGGAGCTGGTATTGACCAGAGCGGTCGTGGAAAAATCTCTGGAAATGGGGGAAGTAATGGTGGTAATGGTGGTACTACTAGCGGAGGCTCTAGTGGTGGAAATAATGGGCATGGACAAGGAACTACCACAAGAGCATGGGGGAATGGAACCTTGTATGCAGGAGGCGGCGGTGGAGGAAACAGATATGGCCCCTACAATGGATATTCACCCGGAACCGGAGGGGCTGGGGGCGGAGGAAATGGAGCGATGGGTGGAGGAGCTGGCGCTAATGGCGCAGCAAATACTGGTGGAGGAGCTGGGGGTGGCAGTCTCAAGGGAGGAGGTGGAACTGGTGGCTCAGGTATTGTATTGCTCCATGTCTACTAAAATTATCAGGAGGTGAAAACATGCTAGTGCATCAGGTATATGCAATGGTTGATAAAGATGAAATAGTTCAAAATATTACAGTTGGCGACAACTATGAAGACGCGAACCGAATCGCACGGGCCGTATATGGAGACAATGCTTTTGCGGTTGATTGCCTTCAGTATCCGTGTTCCATAGGAAATATTTATCATGACGGACGGTTTTGGGAACTGAAGGAAGATGGGACAAAAGCAGAGATTGATTATGTTCCAACGCAGGAGCAACAGGTACAGTCTCTTCAGGCAGAAAATGATGAGTTGACATTAGTCGTGGCTGACTTGATAGGAGGTGCCACATAATGCTGAGTAATATACAAAAAAACATTATTGTCCGCGCCCTGCGCATCCGGCAGGAAGCTGGGGAGAAGCCAGAAGAAATTTTGACAGGATATACAAAGTTATCTGAAAAAGAAAAGGCAGAAATCCTGGAATTAATTGAACAGTAATTTATACACCTGTGAAAAAGAAATGTGTTCATAGTAAAAAGAAAGAGGTAAATTTAAATTAGCCTCTTTCTTTTTAAGTCCCTTTATTTTTTGATTTTGATACTTTTTTCTTTTGCTTTGAATTTGTTTTCACATATTTCATTACATCAGAAACTTCACAATCCAATATTTCACAGAGCTGATTTATTGTATTGATAGAGACACTTTTACCTTTTTTCATATTGTAATAAGTCGCACTATTGAATCCAGCTTTAAATAATGCATACGTTGTAATATGATTCTTCTCCATGTACTCATACAGGGGATCATAGCTTATCATTCAGCACCTCACGAAATACCTTTTGTTCAGTATAATCTCCAAAAACAGACATGAATATTTGTAAATATTTAACTATACTTAAATATTTAAGTATACTATAATATCTATATATAGTTAAATATATGATAATGACAAAAATTAAACTATAT